TTCGTAAGGGGGCAGAATCTTAGAATTTTCCCAGTTTCTTAGAAAATGACGCAATGTGTAGTTACTCGAGGCTAACATTTGAAAAAGTTGGCACGGTTCTTGCTAGGGGAATAGATAAAAATAAATACTTGACTTTTGGTGGTATATGTGTTATAATAAAAGGTTAGGCTTCTATCACTTTAGCAAAGTAAAGTATTAAAGTATGAATTGGCTTCATATATCTATGACTTTGATATATTGGAAAAAAGTGGTGGCCTATGTTATACTATAAATGTAAAGAAAAGGAGGAAATAAAATGAAAAATTTAATGAAATCTTATAACGAAATTTTAGTAGAAGCCGTTAAATGCGACTTGGAAGGCAAACATAATGATGCCACATACTTATTTGGTGAAGCTTATGGCATGCTTCATATGGCGTACATAATGTATGATACCGTAGGAAGTGAAAAAACATCAAAGATGTCACGTGCTTTAGAATTGGCATATGATATTGTCCTGGGAGAAGTAGAAGACGAAGAGGAGTCCATCTGGATTTTAGAAAATAATATGGCATAGGGGGTATAGAGCATGAAAACATATAGAATGACAGGAAAAATTATCACTTCTTATAGAATGAAAAACAGCGTAAACGGAAACCCACGCTGGTGTTTCTTATTATTAGTAAATGATAGGGTTTGTCAGTTTAAAACGAAAACCGATAGTCTTGCTGGTTATTTTTTTAAAAATCGTAACTACTATGAAGCAGTTATCGATTATCATGTAACAAGAAGCGGCAACCTCATATGTGATGATATCACATATGGAAGCTATAAGGGGGTTTAATCACATAATCTATCTTGAAATTCTTAGATGCGATGAGGAGATAAATTTTGACTAGCAGGGAGTGGCTTGTTGCAGTAGTTTACACGTTGGCTACTGCAATGGAAGCCCTTTTTATAACAGGCGTGTGTTGTAGCGAACCGGATTTAGCTATCATCTGGCTTTTACTGGCGGTCGTATGGGGCATTGTGATATTGGCGTCATTGTTTAAAGGCGGTAATGATGACGACGGAATACAAGAATATTAAGGGGGTGGCTAGGCCACCTCTTTTTGTGTACCTACTGGTCACTTTAGCGTAGTAAAGTGTTAAAGTATTACAACTGCATATCGTTACTGTACTACCTACATAGGACAGTGGGTCACTTTAGCGAAGTAAAGTGTTAACACTGTAAACCACTAAACCGCTCAAAATAAAATAAAGATACAGTCCTATTACAGCACACAATTCTGTGCACCCAACAGTCTGTATCTTTATTCAAAACATAGGGGTGGGTTAATTTATCGCTAAAATATGTCAGAGGGCTTTCAGAGCCTCTCAGAGCCTCAGAGCCTATAAGTCAAAGGCAGAGCAAATACTCATAGGCATTTGGACATTGCAATAAGCTGTTGCAGAGTTACAATCAATCGTTTTAAACTTAGTTGTTGCAGAACTGTCTACTTCTTTGTGGTAGACCTGTATCTTCCAATTATCTGCGAATCGGACAAATCCGTTGATCGTGAAATACTCATTATTCTTATCCCGCCCGAAGAGCGTACAAGCAAAGTCTGTAAGAGGTGGTGTAGTCCAGCCCTCACCAACTTTAAGATTTTTAGGGTAAGTAGCAACAGTAACAGGAGTGTTAGAGATAGCGAGACGAAACCGCCCGTCCAACATGACGTTTGTGTTACCGTCAGAAAATGTGCTTCTCAGTGAAAGATAATTCTTAATATTATCATTTGTACTGTCCACTGTACTAGACATTTCAGAGGAACTAAAGTTATAAAGATTGTACTCAATAGTAATATTCGGTTCAGAGCCTAGAATGACACCTGCCATAGTCTGTGCCAGAGCATCCTGTCCGTCATTGTTCGGATGAATACCATCAGAGGAAAAATATTTATAATCATGAAGTGTGAATGCTGTTGATGTAATGATTTTCATGCCAGAGGTTCTACAGCTTCTCAGATTAGAGCACTCTGTTCTTAACTGATTTCTTACAGAGCTAGAGCTAGACCAGCCAATAAAACCATAGGTAATATCAGCATAAGGATACAGTTCACGGCATCTGCTAGCAAAGCTATCAATAGCTGTCTTTAAATCAGCTTTTGTCTGGTCACGGTCATTCATACCACCGCCAATCAGCACCAGAGAAACATTATTTCTGTTTGCTTCTGTCATTTCGTTGCCTGCTTCATTTAACAAGTCAATGAATTTCTTACCAGTTGATGCACTAACATGGGAAAAGCCTGCACCGCCTGAATATTTAATCTTGAATGTACAGTACGGCATTGAGCTTGCCACCTTATCAGCCCAACCAGTGACATTACCATCTGGTGTGTAACCCTCTGCGTAGCTGTCGCCAATGATAACAACACTTTTTGCTGTTCTGGTACTGTTAAATTCCTGTCTCAGAGCTGACAGCAATGTACCGTTATCATCAATATTCTTCTGTAAGTTAGTATCAGCTGTTTTCCTGTTGTTTACTTCATTAGTTATTTTTGTCTGTAAGCTATTGTCTGTATACTGTCTATCTTCCTTTTCTTTGTCGATAGCTTTTTGAAGTGCTGTATCAGCAACTGTTCTAGCCTCTGTTTCATCAGCAATATTTTTCTTAATATCTGTATCGTCATATCGTGGCACATAAACATCAGTGTCACCAACACGTACAAAATCAAATTCTTTTCTATCCGCCATTATGCAACCTCAACTTTCACTGTTACAACATTTGTATAGTCTACTCTCATTCTGTTATTAACTCTTAGTCTGTACTGGTAGTTGTTTCTATCAGTTGTAGCTACAAGAGTTAATTTATAAGTCTTAGCACCCTTTTCAGTACAGTCAAACCATGTCACTCCACTGTCTGTACTATACTGCCACTGATAAGTCGTTGCACCTGCGACAAAAGCAAATAAATCAACTGTTTTTGCTTCTTCATTTACAGTAACATTTTCTGGCTCACTTAAAATAATTAAAGACTGGTCAACAATTAATGCGCGTTTATCTTCATCATAAGTAAGTGAGACAATCAAATCGGTAATATAGCTTTGTAAGAGCTTATAAACAAGGTCTGGAACATTATCAGCATTATCAATCAATTCATTGACTTTTTCATACAAGCACTGTAAATTATCCTGCAATGAAAGCGCATCGTTATAAACGATAGGAAGAACAGCACTAAAAGGCCATATTAAATATAACTCATTTTTCATCTTATCACCTCACTAACTTTGTTTAATAGATATAGTTCTAACACCACATATTTTATTGTTAACACTAGCCCAGACATAAAGTGAATTGCTACCATTAACACCGAAACCATCAACATGAGATGCGTTATCATTATAAATTTTTACTTTTATAACGTTGTTACTGTCGCCATATACACTATAACTTGACCAGTTAGTTCTATCATTAGATAAAAACCATTGAATATTATTTATATCGTAGTTGTTTGGCACATACTCATTAAAAGAGCCTGTTAGTGTAACTGTACTTCCAATATTCAGAGTAGTTGTAGGTGATTGTGATATGTCTATTTCTGCCAGATTTGTATTAACATATACATTTTTCGAATAATATGGTACATTTCCGACAATAACTTGTAATCTGAAAGCATAAACACGCTTCCATAAATAACCACTTTTTTCTTGTTCAACAGTAATATTTTCATTAATATCTGTAGCATTTTCTAGTAATGTATTGGGCACAGGTTCATATGTAAAAACTAAAAAGTCAGTTGTCGATTGCAACCACTGAATACTTGTTATAACACTACTGTTTAAATTTTTATCAATAGATAAATTTAAATCACAATATTGTTTTGAACTGTTGTAGGCTTTTAAGTAGCTGTACCATTGAATCATATTGGCTGTACTATTCCAATTATTGTTTGCAACTCCGTTGAATGTAGCTGAACCACAATCAAAATCAATCATATGGACAGTAGTATTCAATATGTTAGATGTAATTTCTTTTCCGCTATCTGTTAGATTGCAGATAAATCTCCACTGTACTATTTTATCAGTACCAGTATTGCCACTGCCTACACTAACGCCGTTTGTTTTAGTTCCTCTATCAATATAATAATAAGGGCGAATCTCATCTGTCTGTATTGGACTATCAACCCAACCACTACCGTTGTTAAATTGCCATTTTTTATTATTAATTGCAAATGAACCGTTATTTCTTGACCAACTCAGTTTATTTTGGCTGTATAAGTTAACACCTATATTTTGATATGTTTGTGCAATATTAATAGATGGTTCTATATATTCAATAACAATAGCTTCTGTATAGTAAGTATACTTATCATTTTGTAACTTACACCTGAACTCTTTTTTATCACCAGAATTATAAAATGTAACAGGCACTCTGCACTTTGCCGTATTAGAACCATCTGCTTCTAAATCAACAAACAACCCATTATCATTTTTATACTGCCACTGATAAAAACTTACATCCCCCTTAACATTACTTACCCCTACTTCAATGTTTTTAACAGGCGTATAGATAGGTGATTCTGGCTTAATCAAATCACATCTGATAGGATTTTCAAAAGCAATGCACTTTAATTCCTCACAATATCCGCCCTGTAACTTCATATGACTAGCATAAACATCTAGAAGTTTGTCAACTACTTCTTTGACGTTCGTATCATCCCCAATCAGTTGATTGATTTTAAAAGCCAGCTTATTCATGCTTTCAAGTGGGGTAATGTTTTCATCATAAATAGTTGGTGCAAGTGGCCCGTTACCGATCGGATTAAAATTATTCTTCTCCATCAAAGCACCCCCAGTCCCATACCTGCATAAACAAGTCGCTTAATTCACTGATAACCATACGGTCGATGTTCTTTAGCTTCTCAGCATATTCATTTACCATATAGGCATAAGTCATACCACCACGCTTACCTATGATATGCTGAACATAATCTTCCGTACTATTAAAATTACTGCTCGATTTAAGTGCATTGGTATTCTTATTTGTGTTCGTGCTGTCTGAAATATCGGCACTAGATAAATACCTATCACTTTTGATGCCATCCAAACCGCCCTGCGGTGTATTGCTGTGTCTATTGATATCCTGCCCACTATATTCGTTGTTGCTGTTACCGCTAGAATTAGCACTGTTATCACCTTTGCTTTTTCTGTTGTGGTCAATCGTCACATCTGTATCGTTAAGAATATCATACTCTTTATCAAAAGCCTTGTAAAGCTTATTATAATATGGCATGATAACTGATAACTTAGCGTCAAGTCTCAACTGAAACAATCCAAATGTTTCTGAACCAATTTCTCGGGTATAGTAATGCTTTAATATCTTCTTTGCAAGTATATGGCGGTATTCTGGTGTAAATGTCACAAATGATGGCGGAAATATCTTATCCCAACTCTTGTCAATAACATCATCAATTGACATATACCCCTTGCCACGCTCATAACCTGCAAGTGATTCACATATATATCTGATTTGTGTTGTATAGCTACTCATATTTTAAAACCTCTTAATCATAGACGTTGCCAAAGATTCATCTTTCAAATCCTGAAAAACATCGTCTCCGTCTTCTACTTCTTTGTTCGGTTCGTCGCCATCATCAAAGAACCATCTAACATTCAAACCAAAAATATCTTTAATCTGTTCTGTCGCATAGTCTCTGGCCATTGTTCTTGAACGCCTGTTTGCAAGGGAATCAGCATTACTGGATTCTACTTCACTTGTTATCATTCGTTCTTTCTTCTGAGCAATAACGCTTGTAATACCAAGCATTGAATTACCCTGATTGTATAATCTCTGTTGCGCTTCCAGTAAGTCCAAAGCAACAAATGGTGCATTTAACTGAATAGCCTGAATATCATCAGTATTGAATTTTTTAGATACTGGTATATATGGTTCATCAGCATCAACTTTTGCAATCATGTTCTTCATTGACAGCTGTGAGTTCTCGTTACATGCAACTACTACTGGTGTTTTCTGTGCTGTACAGTTAACATCAATCGTACCATCCAACCTAGTGAGTCTGTATGCTAATCCAATGAAAGATTGATAGTTGTTGATTCTTAAGTAATTGTCCCATATAATAACAAACTGTCCCTTTTCAAGAACTTTGTTGTAGTTTGTCCACGGATTCCACACGGTGATTCTGGTAGGATTTCCATAACAATCAAATACGCCCATACTTAAATATTGCATACAGGCATACTCTCCTGCATCTTCATCATAGAAAAAAGCTACAGAACCAAGCTCAAAAAGTTTGAGGGCTAACCATCTTGCATCTACTTCAACTGGTAGACCCTCAACCCTGTATGAAGCGATAGCGTTATTTGCAAACTTAAATAACCACTTATTGTATTCGACTCCCTCTTTATAAATCTTCTGAAAGAATCGTCTTTTCTGTCTGCTCACTTTATCACCTCACTCTATATTTTGTTATTTGCTGAATAGTTATGAAACGACGTTTTCCAGAACGTAACACCCTTTTCAATAACACTTTTAATTAACATTTCAGCTTCAACAGGAATCTTTCCAGTAAGTGCAACATTTTTGCATTTAATGTAGTTCCATGACGGCCGTCCTTCCATCTGTGGGCGTTTAACTCTGTTAACCTTATATCCGTACATGTCAAAGAATTGGTCAATTGTTCTTGCATATTCAGCTTTAATCATTTTTACTTGACATCTTGCATCTTTCAACTGACTAGACCATAAAACATTACCGTTGCTTGCTCCAGATAATTTACTAGTATCGTGTGTGTCTTTTGAATACTGTGCCATCGTGTCAAGTATAGATGCAACACCACCTGCACCGCCAATAATAGCACCTGCTGTGCCACCGCTTGCAAGACCACTTGAAACGCCTGTTGCTGTTTGACTAGCAGAACCAAAAACACGTCCGCCCCACATAGCTGCATTGCCTAAAAAGTTGTTAAATGGTTCACTGCTTGTTAAGTTGTTGAAACCATAACTTGCAATCTCAGCCTGATATGCATCATATAAGAAAGAACCTTTTTCGCCGTAGTTAAGGGTAAAACCTTTAGTGTAATCGGTGGTTGAAATACTCTTATAGTGTCTAGGTGATATTAACACTTGAGGCTGTGCTGACTTGTTACCTCTGATAGTTAATTCTGGTTTATTATCACCGAATAATTCTGGATGTAAAACCATATTATCACCTGTTGGTGCATAGACTAAGTAGTCACAATAAGGTGAACAGAACATTTTATTGTTATGCGCTTTATATCCATAAAAATTATCTGGAAATGGTGGTAACTCTTTATACTTAACAAGAGACTCATCATCTGCTGACGGTGACAGTACTTTTGGAATAGTAAATACTTGCAATATAGTATTGCTATATCCTGCTGTTATAATATTCTGAAGAAACTGTAGCAAATCATCTGGTTTTTCAGTATACCCTAACTTACTGCCTTGAAATACTCTTCCAAGCGTTGAACCGCTAAACCATGTAGGCTGATTCTCAATAGGCTGTAACTGTGCATCACTGATAGCTATTTCACAGCCATAAACAACTCGATAACTGAAATCAGTTAACAGTGTTTCTTTAGCTATATTAAGTTCCCCATACTCTAACCCCTCTGGTATCGTATGCAACCCGACCGTATCATCTAACACATGTTCTCTTTCAACAAAACATTCACCGACTTTACAATCCATCCACCATGTCTGCCATAAATCAACAGTATAATGGACTTCAGCTGTTCGGTTGTTTTCGTAACGTATTTCAGTGATAAATGCATAAAACCATCTATCACTGAAAGCACTGTTCTGAAACATCATGTAATTTGCTGAGTAGATATCATCCGCCCATGCATCAATCATGACAACTCCGTCACGAACATATGAACAATTGTCGTAAGTTTTAATTCTATGGTCTAACATGTAGGACTGCTGTTCAGCCCTACTGTTAAACCATTTGATATGATTGTAGTCACGGTCACATTCAACACCAGATAAAATATAAATAATTGAATCTGGAATGATGTATGCCATATTAACTCCTATGTTGCATATTGACCAATAGTAATATTAATGTCTTTGCTAATGCGTGTTCCTTTAATAGTAGCTTTTACAGTAATTTTACCATAATAATTTTGTGTTTTTTCAATACTTTTACCTGTAACAAATCCATTTGGGTAAACAATTGCACTATTCGTATTATCTGAGACAAGTGTATATATTAAATCTTTTGCCCCACCTTTTATCGTATTAACCGTGGCAGTAACCATTAAGGAAAAAGGTGTACCTACAGATGGTACAGTGCCTGCTAAAATAGTAAAAGGTGATTGCGAAAAAGTAATAGTAGTATTTGAACTTGCCTGTTCCGCCACTAAATTATTCGGAATAACCGCTACAGCATTTGCGAACGGACTTACAGCATAAGTCTGCCACATATGCAAGAAGTAGTTATGATCTAACGTATTTGCAACTGGCATATCTCGCATTTCAAATACATTATCATAAATCTGAACAAAATCTTCGTCAATGATAACACCTGCAACTTTGTCAAGAAATGCCATATCATCAGCACTAGGCTCTTCATAAGTTGGGTCATTTGCAAAAGCTTTGTTAAGTCTTGCAATGTCAAGATGACCAAGTCCGTCAATAAGAATACGCCTGTTCAGGTAATCAGCATATGGCAACTGGAAAGCAGATGCTAAAACATTTGTATCAATGTTTGCGTCATAATCAGTATTGATTAAGATAACTTTTTTGTCTGAATCTGTAAATGTAGTTACGCCTGCAATGTTGTAATCAGTAGACATAAACTGGAAATCGTTGGATACTTTACGCATCTGTGTTGCACACAGCTTATATTTATCAGCACTTGTATCATCAAATCTGTAGTAAGATAACTTACCATTTAAAATATGCTGACCAATGAGATATTTCGTAATATTAAATTCGTCATAAGCGGCCGCTGTGTAAACAGACTGGATAATACCGCTGATTAACTCATCCATGCCAGACCATGACTTAAATGCTGATTTAAGCATTGCTCTGTTAACTGTTACAGGATATGTTAACTGGGAGTTCATGATATAGAATGCAGTTCTTACATCTGGTTCGTACTTCTTAAATAGGTTTGTTGCGGTATCTGCTCCGCTTCCTGCAATCTCTCCGTACTGGTATACTTTTGCAATGTTAACAAAAATATCCTCTACTGTTTCACCAACGTCAATAACACCTTTTTTCAGTGTTGCAAGTGGGTTGGTGTAAAGACGGCTTGCAATTCTTGCAAAAGCAATCCTGTTAACAAGAGTTGAAAGAAATTCATTCTCAAGTGCTGGGTTATTCATGATGATAGCCCCAATTCCTCTAAGGGAATCACTATCTGCTGTTACATACGGGACATAGTCTTTGTAGTAACTTGAAGCTGAATTCTTTACAGCATTGATAACATCTGCACTAATATTTGTATTTGTCGCAATTCTTGGTTTTGTAGGCATTATTTACCCTCACTTCCATATAATATATCATTGAGGTTGAGACTTTCCAGTCTTTCCTCTTCGTCAATAGGTTCATCTGGTTTTGGTTCTGGTGTTGGTGGTACAACTGTTTTACCTTCTTTGAAGCGTTCTGTATACTTCTTACGCCATTCAGCGTCGTTTTCCTCATACTTCTGTTTCCAGTTTTCCTCATCAACACCTTCATTATCAATTGTCTCTAATAAAGCAATTGCTTCATCATCTGTCCTATCACCCAAAAATTTAGTGATAGCATCTCTTGTAGCCTGTAACATATCAAGTCCACCTCTTTCTTATTAACTAACGTCTTAAACAAGGATACATCCATATTGGCATCCTTGTTCTGATTCCTTTACCTGTCGGCAATGATGGGCTGTAACCCTGTAACAATGTAAAATAATACTGTGCATACTTAGCCCTGTCTTCCAGTGTTGCAGTAGGGTCTGCTGGCCTTTCATAGCAATAGACAAAACACTTTGCCATATAGCCTACTTCATCTGTTGCAGTTGCAAATGCATCCATTGTCTGATATCTTCTGTACTCTTGCGGAACACTTGAAAAGTTCGGATACCATTCAGTAGGGTTATTGTTTCTTTCATCATTTAATCTCTGGCACTGGCAGTTACCATTTGCATCCAGATCAGTCTGCCATGTCGGACAATTCTGATTTAAGTAAGGGATAATCGTATCAACTGCGGGAGTCCATTGGACAAGCCCATAACCTCTTTCATCTACCGCTACACCCTGTTCATAAAGGTCAGCACTGATAAATGATTCTATCGTCATGTTGCCAAGCATAGCACAAATAGCATTAATACTCCATCCTAATGGAAGTAAAACATTTGCTACACAATACGCATTGTTGGTAGATTTCTCATTGATATAGTCTTGCCCGTACCCTGTGATTGACTGCCAGTGTAAATCACTGGGAAAACTGGGCGTACCTGTATCAACATTAGGATAGATGAATCCCTGTAAATAACCATTCATCCATGACGGAACATAGCCATTGCTTTTCTTGCACTTTTCAGTCCAGAAATATTTGCCTGAGCTCCATCCACTGTTACTTGTAACAATGCCATCACTTGTTATCTGTTCAACAACTGCAACATGTCCTGCACCACCATTATTATAGCCATAACAGGCAATAGCGCCAAGCTTCGGTTCACTTCCTTTTGCATAACCTCTTGCACGGCTGTACCAGTTGGTTGCATTACTGGTGGAAAGACCAGATGGATAGACACCATTGATTTCATAGAATCTGCCCCATGCATACCAAGTACAGTTACCGCCTGTCTGTTGTGGGCCAAGGTTACTCTGATAGAAGATATTGTCAGAATAGTAATATTTACTGCCCCTCATACCATCTGTATTCAGTCTAGGTGTAAAAGCCATTAGCAATCACCACCTAAAAGACATGCCCACATTTTAGAACCACATGAAGAATCTTGTTTGCCTACAGCTGTGTTACCATAGGCATTTTGGATTTTCTGAAATTGGTTGATGGCGTAGACAAGGTTATCACCACAATGGCCGTCAATAGCAAGCGGTTTGCCATTCTTTCCCAAAATGCCGATTGCTCTCAAAACTGCCTGTAATGTGTAGACATCCTGTCCAGTACTCCCTATTTTAACTGTTTTCACACTTATCACCATCCTTACTCAGAACATCACACAAATGCTGAATAACAAGCGTATTATTGTTCAATGCCTGTGTGACCTCAGTCATTTCATTTTTGTGCTGTTCGTTAAGTTTAGCGATATCTTCCCTGTTTCTGTCTGTAGAGTATTTGATATACCATCCCATACAGACAGCACATACAATAGGGAAACCAACTGTCCCAACAGCCTGCATCAAAGCGTTAACATCCATAAGCTTCCTTTCTGAGTCCACCTTTTGTTGTATCGTAGAATGAAGAATAACTTATAGCAGAGGTCAATCCTTTCTAAAATTTAAAATAGAGCCAGTCGTTTTAGGTGGACTCTGATATCCTGCATCGGCATTTTCCGGCCTTTCAGATTGATGCAAACAACTAGCTCTATTATTATTATAATTCAATTATGAAATTTTGTCAAGTATCTATGAATTATTTACAATTTCAAAATATTGCTCTTTCCATATTAAAACATATGTCAAATTATAACTTCCATATCCCAAGTACTCTTCATTTGAGCCTATCTCACGATATAGTAATGAATAATAAGGCTTCTTCTGATTAGTTATATTTGCTACAATACATAACTTATCTACTTTAATTTTATCAGTTTCTTGAATAACTTCAATAACATCAATCATATTACATTTACATTTACATTTACACATATATACACCTCATTTAAGTTAATAAGCCTAATTTATCAATAGCATTTAGGAATCTGTATTTGCATGAGTAAGTCTCATAGTAGATGTATCCCAGTGCATCCCACTCGCCATAAATACTATACTTCATCTTGAAAGCTTTCTTACTGTCTTTGTTGCCGTCGTAATATTCTTCAAACTCACAGTATTTATGAGTAGATACATACATAAAGTTCGATCTAGATTTCGATAAATAAATATAAATTTTACCGAATTGGCAGACAGCAATTAAATCTTTAGGATTGCCATACTTTCTCAATATGTGTGCACCATCATTATATGAGAACTCATTACTATTAGCCATCTTTGCAAACTCTGACTCATTACCAATAGCCTTAAATAATGCTGTTTTCTTTCTCATTTCTGATATAGGCGACTTCATAATATTAAGAAGTAGTATACCCCTATCTTCCAGAAACCTTAATTCCTGCCCTTTTCTTTGCATTTCATCATAAATGTCAACAAGATTAAATGTGTCAAGAACAGCATTATAAATGTTATTTGAGTTTGCCATCATCCACATTCGAAGCGGTGGCTGTCCTAATACTTCTCTGTTACCACTAACGGTGACATACATATTTGTAACCGCGTCACCCTCATTTTTAATTCGGTTGACATGGTTTTCTGGTATAAATTCATCATAAATAATGTCTGTGATTGTACCACCACCGAAACCGCGGTATTTACTTACAGCCTTTAACGAGACTGCCATTCCAATATCTTCATAAACTGGTTTTTCTTCTTCAGTCCATCCAACTATGCGGACTATTCTCGAAGCGTTTCTCTCTTTTATTATATGGATATCTTCTCCCATATCCTTATTTAACTGTGCAAATGGGTTGTACTTCTCAATAGAACACAAGTCAATTTCATCCTGCGTTCGTCTAACAAGCATAGGTGTCCACTTTTCCTCAATGCATCGTTTGAATACACCATAAGTTTTACCGACCTGTCTTGCACCGACCATTACAATGAATGTAGGCTTAAAGCCAAGTATATAATTAAAATTTAACCATCCATCTTTATCGTATAAGCTCATAAAACCGCCTTTCTAAAATAGAAGAACCACCAATAAATAGGTGGCTCTTCCGTCATATATTAAAAGGAGAAAACAATGGGCTAAGCTAATCTTGCATAGACGAACTGACGTCCTGCTTTTGAAACATTTGAATCTTTAACGATTGTAAAATCTTCTTCACAATCAGCAAACATATCAATGATTTCAAGATAATCATGCCTAAATACACTACTATTTGTACCATAATACTCTTCATCTGTACCCTGTACAGCCAGAATCTCTACTTCTTTACCATCCTGTTTTTCATCTACATAATTGATGAAATTCTTCGTTAATTCAAAACCATCTGGCAAATCTTTAATTGTATGTGCGTTCTTGACTGCCTTGAACTGTTCTACCTTACTTTCAATGTTTGTTCTTAAAACTTTCATTCTCTTGTCCACCTTTCAAATTGTCTTGGATATTTACTACACTATTATAATACTATATACTTATCACTATGTCAACACTTTTTAAATAGTTTCGTAATCTTCTACATACTTGCCTTGTACATATTCAACAACTTTTTTAAACCTGTCTGTAATATCTAACTGATAAGTTGTCTTTAACATTGCAACATTGCTATAAATGTTAAAAGTTCCTTGTGGCGTCGTAACTCTTTTGACACTTTCACAATCATTATAAACAAGTCGCTTCTTACCTGTTTCTTCACCGAACAAAAATCCCGTACGGAAATTATCAGGTGTACCCATTATTTTTGAACCCTGTTTTTTCGGTACTCCTGCTATTGTTATTTCAAATGTATCAACTATCTGTTGACAATATTTCTTTGCACCTAAGGTCACAAATACATCGGCGTTATCTTCCATATCAATGATACCTAAATATTTGTCAATTCCTTTTTTCGTAGTCGCATAGTTCTTAACATAATTCTTATCATCTGGTTGATAGCTTGCCAGAAGTCTTTCGTTATACTCTTTAATCGCTTCTGTGTATTTTTCTGGATGCAAGAAAAAACAAGAGTCAGTATCGCAATAAACAACGTCATGAGGATTAAACAAATCTATCATAGATTGTAAAGCAACACGGCCTAGCATAGCTGTATAACTGCCCCACTGGTAAGCAAGAAATGTTGTTCTCTTTGAATAGTAGTCTTCCAGCTGTTCTTGTATTGTTGTCTCTGTTACCTGTTCTTCTAACAGTCCAGTTTTAGGGTTGAAAATAATCATGTCACGAACAGGGTCAGTATAGGCCATACCGAATATCCCGTTTACACAATTCTTTGACTTCATGTACTCATATTCAGCACCCACAACACCTTTTAACTCTGTTTTCTTTTCATAGTAGTTAAATACAGATTCGCGCAATGACTTAGGAAGAAAGTTTTTCATTGATATGAATGTATCATAGCTTTCAATAGCGTCAAAGTCATATTGAGCAATAAAGCAATTAATAAACTCAGCATCATAAAAAGCTACATCAATAATACCTTTGAAATTTGTTATACGTCCGTTATCGTAACCTAAATCTGTACATGCACCAGACTGCTTAAAGCATCTTGATAATGAAAGATAAGGTATTGGAATATACTTATCCTTAATTAATCGAGGATTTAATATTTTGAATCTACTAACGATAACATATGTATTAGCTATCTCTTTGTACAGCTTAAAATCAAATACACCATTTTTCATAAAGTTGATAGGCTGAAAAGTAAACATGGGATATGTGTTATTGCAAATCATCTGATACGGATAACTTGAAGTGAAGTCACCGTGACCGAGATTTTTCAATTTAAGTCCTACATATTCTCTGTTCGCATGTGTGTTACCACCTGCTTTTAAATCTAAGAATATCTCATATAGTTTTGTGTCAAGAGCCGTGCGCCTAATAACATCTTTTGTAAACTGTCTGTTATGCTTACTCAGCATTACATCTCTTACAGCATAGCGTACTATTGACGTTGACGTTGGTCTATTATCTTTAATCGTAAAATTATTGGCTTTCATGAATCCCTGTAAGCCATCTGAAAGAGCTAACACATCCAATGCTGAATACAAAAGAGTATTATCATCCAATTCACTAAACGGGTCACGATAAAGGTCATAGTCCATTATTTCCTTTTCTTTGACATAAAACGTACTGTAATCTTGTGTGAATTTCTCAAGATTCATGTTTGTCAACCTGTATGAACAACGAAATTCTATATTTGATTCAATTCGGAAAGATATAATTTTACGCTTTTCTGTAGCAAAAACCGTATCGGGTACAATGTCTAACCAATCTTTAATAAACTGCCACTCATAAGATAGATTATGCACATAAAAGACTAATCTATATTTATCAGTTTCAAATATGTGTCTAACTAGCTGAAAAAACTCTTTAACCTCAGTTTCTAGTCGAAACATAAATACTGTACCTAATAAGTTAAACTGATAAAGATAAGTAAAACCTATAGGTTCGTCAGACAGATTCCATCTTGTATGTTCTAATACTGTTGTTGTCTCTGTATCAAATGCACTTGGGTAAGAATAAAAGTATTCATCCGGGTACTTTCTATGCTTCTGTACCTCTATGTCTTTCTTATAATCAATATTGGCTCTAATATTAGCAAGAATAGAGGACTTTTTACAGTCCTCTAAATCATATATTTTTATTGTTTTATCCTTATATATGACTTCTTGCATATCTTATACCTCAATCTTCCTTAAATGAATCTCTGATAATCTGTGAAAACGTTCTGCTATCTCCCTTTGGCAATACGCCAGAACTTTTCAAAGCCAGTTTTTGATTTGCCAAGAACTCAGCCATTGTTTCGTCGCCACTTTTAAATTCTCGCCACATATCCTGTACTGTCTTTTTTCGCTCTTCCTGTTCAGCAGTAGTGAGCTTATAAACTGAAAAGAACTCAGCTAATTCAAGATAGTTATATTCAGATGCGTTCATCTTTAACGTATCATATATATAATCAAAAAATCCTGCAAGCTCTGATTTTTCTTCTTCATCCAATACTACTAGACCTGTATTTTTAGCTAGATTCTCTATTGCACTTTGTTTCGCTGATTTATATGCACTTATTGATGCATATTTAGACTGTCCAAAACCCTGTAACTGTGCATATCTTGAACGGGCTTCGTTAACAGTCTTTGCCTTGCTTCTTGAAAAAACAGGTTTACCTACTTCTGCTTTATTATATTCGTAAATTTTCAATGAAGCATAGGGATTGAACTTGTAGAACTCTTTGACTCGCTGATTATATCGTTTTGCCAGTCTGTCTATAATTTCGTTTGCTTCTCGCAAAGATAGTTTTGAAAAATCTTCTGGTGATAAGTCCAAATTCATTTTCTTTCGGAATCCACCTTTTCGCATTAGAACTCCCTCCATAAAAATATAACAAAACCTATTGCAAATAGTACTAAGCCTATTGTAGCAACACAACAACCTAATATCACTACTATGCCTGTTATATCAAAGTAGTCTAACATAGCACCCATAGCTATTAAACCCAAGCCAAAGAGTATAGCACTAATTGACAATTTGAATAATAAATCCATACTATCACCTCTGTAATATTGACTTAAACGTACTTTTTCCTACGGAAATTCTTTCAAAGCTCTGCTGTTCAAAATTATCTGTAAGAACTAAATATTGCATATCTGTAATGTAACCAAGTTCTTGTAAGGCTTTAGCGGCACCACATTTTTCATTGTAATTCACATGCATTTTATAGAAGTAATCAGCTAAACGCTCAATGTCTGTTTTACTCAATATTTTTTTAGGCTTACCATATTCAAAATTAATCTGTGACTTTACCAATCTATCATAATACTCTTTCTTTGCTTTAAAATCAAAAAAATTACGTGCTTCTTTATCTTCAAATCCGCACCACTCATTAAACTCCAAGTTTCTTATCATAGAGTAGATATAGCCAAAAAAGAAACACCTTTGCGCTGGCACTATATATTCATCATTCCACCATCTATTAACATCATCAATTTCAGACATCATTTTCTTATGCAGTTTATTATAATCGCGCTTTTTCATTATAACACATCCCTTCTATACAAATCAAATACATAACCGACTATAGTCCATTGGCTCTCTATTGTTCCTTCAAAATCATCAGCAACTTCAAAGAAATCGTTTAATAGATTCTTAATATCATCAGCGGTTTTAACTTTTGATAACTTTCTTCTTAACATGCTAATAAGTATTTCTTCTCTGCTCTTCATTCAACTACCACCTTCCCATCCATATAGACAAATACTTTCTTAACTGGATAAGGCTCACCTATCTTATAAAAGTAGTACTCATATCTTTGAAGTGAGTCTTTCCAGTAGGATTCTTTTACTATCACTGTTTCACTTCTATAAATTGTATTTCGTGAGTAGTTCTTAGTCATATTTCATACCTTTTCGTGTAGGGTTCAATTTATTACAAATCTCTTCCCACTCCCGAATGAATCGGTCTATGTTGCCGTCTGGATTGAACTTTCTAAAAGCTGAAAGCTCGTCTTTTGTCCATTCACTTGTCTTTAATGTAACTAACAACGAATAAGGTCTACATTTAAAAGGCTGACATATTACTGTGTTCATATTTATTTCCTCACTTTTCATTTAATTATATCTTTAATTGCTTGCAATAACTTCATAAGTTCACTATGTGATATCTTATCAATACTGTACGAATATATCATAGCACCTGTTAAAATGCCATAAACATATGGGATTTCATATTTACTAATATCTCGCATATACTCTTTATAAATAGTATTCAATAATATATCTGTTGATTTAAATTCTTTCATGTTATCACTCCTCATTATCAAAACCATAATAATCAAAACTCATTTCAAATAGTTTACATGCAAACAGTTGTTTGTCTCCTCTGATTGTTTCAAGAACTATCAACATTTCAGAAGGTGCTAAATCAGCTTCTACTCTTTCTGTTGTAGTAAGTTCATTAAATGCATAACTATATGTTATCGAACTTATGTTTGCTAAAGGGTAGATATATTCCTCTTTACTGTTTTCCTTGTTATGAAGATATAATATATCCCGGGATGCAATACAGTGAGAACCTAAGTTTGGGTTCATTGCTTTAAAGCGTTGTTTTATTCCCATTCAATCACACACCTTTCAAAATTTATTGCTATTGCCATTAAATAAGCAATATTTCTATAATTGCTATCTCCTCTTATAACATGATAATGGCATCTACTACAATGAATATATGTTACATTATCATGATATTCAATAGATACATCCTTATAACGAAAATAATTTTCTTCAAAGTTGAAATCAGTTGTACCAGAACAAACGTTCTCTGGTGTTAATAAAGACTTATTACATGCTTCATTTAAGTACTTTATTACATTAGCAAATTTTGGTGCTCTTATTTCTTTCATCATTATCACTCCTTTCATGCTCTTATTGTAACACAATCTTATGGAATAGTACAATGAATTTTTGGAATAGATGACGAACGTATGTTTGCTATAAATAATATAAAACACACTGTATACTTACCGTTCGGTATACTGATACTACACCCCAGTAGGGTATCACACTGACAACTTGCTTCAATGCTTTACTTTGATAAAGTGATAAGCCCCTAGCAAGAACCGTGCCAACTTTTTCAAATGTTAGCCTCGAGTAACTACACATTGCGTCATTTTCTAAGAAACTGGGAAAATTCTAAGATTCTGCCCCCTTACGAA